CCGAGCACGACGAGATGCTCGTCCAGCAGTATTTCCAGGGTGGCGGACGGTTGTAGGGGGACGGTCCAGACCCTCCCCCTCGGACAGGGAGGGTTTTAAGCGATGGCGGCCACGGTCAATACCTCAAGCCAGTTCGCTGGCGCGATCACCCGCACCATCGACAGGAAGGCGTTGCAGGTCGCGCAGCGCTACCTCGTCCTTTATCAATTCGCCGACAAGAAGACGCTGGATCACGGTCACGGCGTCACCTGGACGGCGAACCGCTGGAACCGCCTGCCATTGCCGACCGCCCCCGTCTCCGAGGGTGTGCCGCCGGCGCCGAACCAGCTAACCTTCAGCCAGGTCACCGGCATCGCCTTGCAGTGGGCCGGCCGCATCGTCTTCACCGATGTCGCGATGGTGACGGTGCAGCAGGATCTGCTCTCGATCGCCTCCGACCGCCTCGGCATGCAGCTCGCCGAGACGAAGGAGCGCAACGGCTGGAACGCGCTCAACGCCGTCAGCCAGGTCAATTACGTCGCGGCGGCGGGCTCGCGGGCCGCGCTGGTGGCGGGCAACAACCTCGACCCGACCACGCTGACCCGCACCTACACGAACCTGAAGGCCATCGGCGCGCCGCTGTGGAATGGCCCGACCGGCGAGACCATCAACCGCGACACCGACTACAACATGCGCCAGGGCGAGATGCAGCCCGGCCGCTCGGGGCACCTGATCGCGGTGACCAGCCCCTTTGTCCTACAAGACCTGAAGAGCAATCCCCTGGTGGTGCAGACCTATCAGCACACCGACGCCGGCCAGAAGCACCTTTACACAAACGAGAGCGGCGCCTGGGGCGGCATGGTGATCGTCGAATCGAACATGATGCCGTCGTGGACCGGCGTCGCCGCCGTGCAGGGCGCGAACGCGGTGGGCTCGCTCACCACCGCCACCTACACGGTCCAGGTGACCGGGTGGGACAATCAGAATTTCTACGAGAGCCGCATCTACCAGCTGTCGAACGACATCAGCGTGACGACCGGCGGCATCGCCGTGACCACGCCGTCGACCGCCGGCTTCACCTACGCGATCTATGTCGGGGTGGGCACCGCGGCGGCGCCGACGAACCTGGGCCTGACGACCAGCGGCCCCTCGAGCGGCCCCTACTCGGGGCAGGCGATCCAGTTGGCGCCGTCCACCGTCGTTACGATCACCGGCGTCGGGCTCTACCAGATACCGCCGGCGGCTCCGGCCACCGGAGTCACGGTCTACCCGACCTACGTCTTCGGCAAGGACGCCTTCGCCTGCCTGAAGCTGATGAATGTCAACTGGACAAGACTATATAACGCTGATAAATCGGACCCTCACAATCAATTACGAGTCATAGGCTACTCCTTCATGGAGGGCTGGATAATTTTGAACCAGCAATTTCTTGCGAGGATTGAGAGCACTGCCTCGTCAACGGGGGCGTTCGGATAGTATTACTTGGTAGTTCTTTCCAAGTAGCCTATAGCCGCGAGCAGTATGGGTTTGGAGTGGCGCAGTTGGCCGATCCCGGTGTTGCACCTGCCGCACAGCAGGCCGCGCACGATCCCCGACTCCTTGTCGTGATCGACATGGAAACGGGAAATGCGCGCGCCGGGGTCGGAGTCGCCGCAGATGCCGCACTTCCCATCTTGCTCGGCGAGCATACGGGCGTAGGTGCCGTGAGGGACGCCGAGGCGTACCTTGAGTTGGATGTCAGCCTTCCTGTCAGGGTTCTTCTTTCCCCACTCCCGCATCTTTATGCGGTGGTAGTCGGGATGGGCCTTGTTGAACTTCGCAGCTGCCTCGGTATTGCAGTCGGCGCAGATCGAGTTCCGGCCATCCCGCGAGGACCGGCGCCGGTGGAACTGCTCCAGCGGCTTCGTGACGCCGCACTTGTTGCAAGCCTTCTCGGTCGGCAGCAGGTACGGCGGGGGCTCGGGATGCTTCGAGCGGTAGCGGGCCTTGATGTCGGCCAGGGTGCAGGGTTTGCACCAGGAAGACGGGCGGCCTTCTTTGCGGTAGAATTGGTCAAGCGTCTTCGTCTCCCGGCAGCGGGAGCAGGCTTTCGTATCCATGACGGTATCCCCTGTTAGCTAACCCGGGATGCTAGTTAAGTAGGAGGTACTTGTCAATGGCGATGAAGTTGCGCTTGAGCGGCCGGTTTCGCGTCGAGGCGGTGGGCGCTGGCACCGGGCCTTCGGGCCTGGGCGGTCTCAACGCCGACGATCCGGCCTACGGGCAGAACGAGTATCCGGGGGCCGCGCCGATGGCGCAGACCATCTACTTCCAGGATGCCGAATTGATCCCCGGCACCGACGGGGCGGTGACCCTGGCGAACATCAAGACGGCGGCCGATGCGATGGCGACGACGCTGGCGGGTTCGTCCGGCACGCCCCTGATCGACGCCGAGACCCTGGCGACGATCAACGCTTGGTTCAGCGGGAGCCCGTGATGCGGTTCCGCTCCAGGGTTGTGGAGATCGAGGCTTTCCGTCTCGGCGAGGACGATCCTCCGAGGTGGTTCCTCGACGCGGTTGATGCCGGCGACATCCGGCTGTCGCATTCGGCGCCATCAGGGAAGCCGGATCAGGCCGAAATCCGCACCCTGGAGGGGATGATGACCAGTGGCCCCGGCGACTACATCATCAGGGGCCTGAAGGGCGAGATTTACCCCTGCAAGCCTGAAATCTTCGCCATGAAGTATGAGGCGGTCTGATGGCAACCGTGAGTGTCGGCACGACAGCCGACGACCAGCTGACCGGGATCGTGTGGCCGGCCTCGACCGCCGACATCGCGACGATGAACAACCTGCTGCTGGATGACCTGACGACCGGGCACCCGGCGGCTCACATCAGCGGTATCGGCGGCATCGAGAACGTCGGCATCCTCTACGTCCCGAACCGGGGGCAGATGACGATCCTGCCGGGCGACGTGGTGGCGATCGACCCCGACACCGGCGGGGTCATCTTGATAACCGCGCTCGCCGCCGCAGGTGACGACTGGGTGGTTGCCTGATGGCGACGGTCACGATCAACCGCGTTCCGAAGAGCGACCCATCCGGCGGCGAGCAGGTCGATGTCTCGACTGAGAAGCTGCGGGGTCTCCTGCTCATTGATCCTGACAAGTCGGACCCACACAACCAGCGTCTGATTGTCGGGCTGATAGTGAACGAGCGGCTTTCGATCCGCGTGAAAGCGGGGTGGTGCGAAGGTACTCGCGCATTGGACGGGAGGGCGATTGCCGCTCTGGCGGCGGCGATCATCGAGAATTATGCCGAGATCCGCGACGTGCTGGCGGAGAAAGACTGATGCCGAAGAAGGAATGGACGCCCGAGGAACGGGCGGCGCAGGCCGAGAAGATGCGCGCCGTCCAGGCCGAGCGCCGGGCGAAGTGGGCCACGCCGCCGGCTGAGCAGGATCCCGAACCTCCGCCGCCGGTCATGCCGATGGTCGAGAGCGGGGCGGAGTACGGCCTCACGGCCCCGGTGCCGGTCGATCCCGCGCCGGCCAACGCCGCGCCGCCCGCCGAGGCGACCGCCTTCGACATCTACATGGCCTCGCTCTCCGAGGAGACCCGCGAGCTATTGTCGGTCGAGGAATTGCGCGGCGCTTTCGACGCGGCGGTGAAGCAGGCCGATGACGAGAGGCGCAAGGAATTGCGGAAGGCGGCGGCGGCCAAGGCGCTGCACCACGCCAAGGCGGCGGCCGGGCTATTGCCGAAGGAGAAGGTCGAGCAATTGGCATGGCAGGAGCGGATGAACCAGAAGGTTCGCTTCCGGGTCCTGCTGCCGTTCCTCGCCGGGATCAACGACAGCCGCATCGGTGACGAGGGGCTGCGGATCGACGGCAAGCTCTACCAGCACGGCGTCGAAGCGGAGATGACGATGGGCGAGTACCTGTCGGTCCGCGAGATGATCTGGCGAATGGGGCAGCACGAACTCGACTTCAAGGGCGAGGGCCGCCTCAGCAGCCTGCGCCGCATGCTGGAGTCGCGCGGGTTTGACGAGCATGGAGTGCGTCAGTGAGCGAGATGCGGGTCACCTACCAGATCCAGATTGCCGAGGGGCAGACGCTTGCCTACGAGATCGGGGCTGACACCAACGACGGCCCCGAGGAATTGCGGAAGGTGCTCGATCTGGTCGGCGATGCGGCGGAGCGCCGGAAGGCGATGCACGACCTGCCGTTCCACAAGGCGCGCCTCCTGTCGAACCGGGAACGAATCGGCAATCTGCGCAAGGATCGCGCGAAGGCCGAGGCGAACCTCAACGCCCACGTCTCGCAGATCAGCGCCGGCCGCCGCAAGGAGGCCGTCCCGCTCCAGACCGATGTCAACGCGGTGGCGCAGTGGGACAAGCAGATCGCCGATGCCGAGGCGCTGATCAAGGCCGACGAATTGCGCATCCCGTACATGGAGGCAATCATCGCCGGCCGGGAGCCGCCCGAGCTGTTCCCCGAGACGCGCGAGTTCCTCGCCGCGGCGGAATAGCCGATGCTGACCGCCTTCCAGCAAATCGAGGAGGCGGTCTATCGCGCCAAGGTGCCGGGCTACACGACGACCTTCGCGATCCGCAACCTGAACGCGATCCTCTCCGACCTCTGCCAGCACCATGATTTTGCGCTGGCCCGCGGCGTCTACAATTTCAATTTCAACCCGGCGCTGGCGACGATGTACGGCAGCGGCCCTTACTCGTTGCCGCTCGACTACCTGCGCACCTCCGGCTCGTCCGGGGCGACCGGGGCGTCGCGCTCCGCGTGGTATCTCTACCCGACGCCGGCTTTCCCGTCGGGGCAGCCGATCTACATGACGCCGATCGACCTCGCTGAGTTTGACCAGTTCCCGCAGTTCCCGTCGCAATCCACCCCGTCGCTGTGGGCGACCGACATGGGCGGCCCGCTGACGCAGCGCATCATCCTCTCGGCTGTCGGCGACATCACCGGCACCGACGGCACGGTCTCGAACATCATCAATGCGGACGGCTCTACCGTGAGCCTGGCGGGTCTGACGGTCGGCCTGTCGGCGGCGGGCGAGGGGATCGAGCCGGGCTCGACGATCCTGGCGATCGACACCGCGACGAACCAGATCACGCTCTCGCTCGACACCTCGAAAAGCCTCGACGGAGCCAGCGTCTTCTTCGGCATCGCGCCGGTGGCCTATGTCTACCCGCCGCCGCTCGGCTCCTATCCGGCGACGGTGCGGTACCAGCGGCAGATGCCGCCCATCGTCAACCCGCAGACGGTGCCGTGGTTTCCCGACGAGGGGTATCTGATTACCGAACTCGCCTCGCGCCTGTGCGAGATCAGCGACGACCAGCGGGCCCTCTCGCTGCGCGGGCTGGCCGACACGCGGATACGCAAGTATTTGCAGAAAGCCGACGACAAAACGAACCGCAGCCAGCAGATTCAACTCGACCAGAGAAACTTCGGCGGC